AGAAAAGGATCGCCGATTCTTGCAATAAGTTAATAGATACTCAGAAACAGTTAAAAGCGATAGACGATAAACGAAAAAAGTTAGAAGAAGTTGAACGCACTCTTTCTGAGCAAACTATTCCAAACTTAATGCAACAGGCAGGTATTTCGATGCTTAAATTAGCAGATGGTTCATCTGTTGAGATAAGTAAAAAATATGCTGCTAGAATTCCTGCAGCTAAAAGTAATGAAGCTTTATCTTGGCTAAGAGAAAATGGTTTTGAAGATCTAATTAAAAATGATTTATCAATGTCATTTGGTATGAAACAAGATAACGAGGCAAAAGCTTTAGCAGCGGAACTCATCGAAAAAGGTTTTAACGTCAAACAAAAAACCCATGTTCATCATAGTACATTAGCTGGATTTGTTAGAGAACAAGTCGAATCAGGCAAAGATGTGCCTCATGATTTATTTGGTGTTTATGTTGCCGATAGAACTAAAATATTAACAAAGGAATAATATGCCAAAAACAGAACGAGCTCAGTCTCAAGAGCTTTCCAAAAAAACAGAGGCAAAACTTCCTGCAAAAATTGATCTTGAATCATATGCAGGACAAGGTTCGGAGTTTGTAAGTGCAAACGATCAAAAATTACCGATCCTTAAAATTCTTTATGCTAACTCACCAGTGCTAGATGAAAGTGATGGTAAATACATAGAGACAGCAAAACCAGGTGACATCTATTCAGAAACTTCTGGAACTTTATGGAAAGGCAAAGACGGAATATTAGTTGTTCCATGTCTTTACATAAATACTTACAATGAGTGGAAAGATAGAGGTGATTCACCAGGAAGACCAGTAGGTATACATACAGATCCTGCTATTATGGCTAAAACAAATAGAGGGGATGATAACAAAGATAGACTTGAAAACGGTAACTATGTAGAAGATACAGGAAACCATTTCGTTTATATCTTAGATAAAAATTATCAACCTGTAGAGCAAGCGTTGATAACTATGAAATCTACTCAAAAGAAAAAATCTAAAACTTGGAATACTATGATTGGTACAAGAAGAAAACAAGGAAAGAAATCCATGTTCAATCCACCAAGATGGTCTACAGTTTATAGGTTAAAAACTACTAAAGAATCTAATTCACAAAACTCTTGGTATGGTTGGGTTGTTGAGTTTGATAAGTTTTTAGATGAAACTAAAGACACTAAACTTTTACAAACAACACATTCATTTTATGAGTCTGCAATGAAAAGTGATATCTTTGGTAAAGTAGATTTTGTTGAAGAAAAACAACAAATGAAAAAAGCTGATGGTGTTCCATTTTAATGATCAAGGATCTCTTAAAGTTATTTCAAGGTGATCCTAGTCAGTATCTCACTACCGTTCTTACAGGGACGGTAGATGAGAGGGGCAAGCATGAAGCTGAATGTAGCACGGTTCACGAACCTGTTACTGAAGAAATTTGGAAGAAACATATATCAGGTGAATTAAGAATAGGTATTAAACCTGAAAAAGATGACGTTGTTAAATGGGGGTGTATAGATATAGATCCTCGTAGTTATAAAGATTACGCATCAAAAAAATATTTAGACATTCTTAGAAACAATAACTTACCTTTAGTACCAACAAGATCTAAATCAGGAGGTCTACATTTATTTTTATTTTTAGATGATTGGTACAAGATTGTAGATGTTAAGAAAGTTTTAAATGCTTGGAATGATAAATACTTTTTAAGTGATGAAGTATTTCCAATGAATAAAGCAATGAATATGCCTTACTATAAAGCAGATGCAACCACGGAACACGGCTATGATGATAATGGTAATCCAATACTAGTTGGTAAATTTATAGAGATAGCGAAAACAAAAGTTTCTAGTTTAAAAGAATTACAAGATTTAAAAACAGAAGATTACGAACCTGAGTTTGACTACAGTAAGTTCCCTCCTTGTATACAGAATTTATTAAGAGAGAAATGGGCAGGCAATCATAGAAATGATATTTTATTTAATGCTGGTGTATTAGCTAATAAACAAAGTGATACTGCATTAAGTAAAGAGGAGATGTTTGATGTGTTGAAAGAAAGAAACCAACAGTTTTTTGTAAGTCCATTGAGTGAAAGTGAAATAAGGAGTTCAATATTAAAATCTATTGGAGTAAAGAATTATAGTTATAAATGTCCTCCTAAGTATGGAGTGTTAAGCCCGATATGTAATAAAGAAGTTTGTAAGACTAGAGCACTAGGTATTGGTTTTGAACCACCAAATATTATTAATGATTTTACTAATATTACTTATACAAGATATATGAAAACTATTGAGTATAGTTTTAAATATCAAGACGAAGAGATTACAGTGAGACCCGAAGACATGGTTGATGAAAAAGCATGGAGAAAAAAATTATTAGGTTTTAGAATTTATTGGAAAACATTAGAGAGACCAAAAAAAGCACCACCACCTTTTGAATTATTAATGCATCACATAGTGTCTAATGCAACTGAAGATACAGAATCAAAATGGTTGGATGTGCTTAATGAAGAACAATACGACATTCTAAAAAAATTCTTTGAAGATCATTTAGAGGTAGACGACTACAAAAAAATAAAAGATGGTTTCGTTGTAGTGGACTCTAAAACACAGATTTGTTATTTTAAACAAAATACTTTAAAAAGATTCATATCAGGAAAGAAATATTTTAACACTACAAAAGAAGCAATGAAGTTATTGGATTGTCAGCATTTAGATTATCATGAAGGAGAGAAAAATGTTTGGTCTGTTAAAATGCCAGAGTTCGTTGTTTATAAAGAGGTAAAGAAAAAGGCACCACAAAAGAAAAATCAAATATCAGAATTAGATGACGAATACCACACAGGAAAATTCAGAACTTAAACTTCTAAAAGAATTTAAGAAAAAGACTATAAAAATATTTGGGCCACCAGGTACAGGAAAAACTTTCACACTTATAGAAAGAGTATTAAAAGGCCATTTAAAAAAAGGAGCTAGACCACAACAAATAGCTTTTTTATCTTTTACAAATAAAGCTGTTAATACTGCAAAAGAAAGAGCTCTAGAGGCTTTTCCTCAATATCAAGAAGATGACTTCAGTAAATTTAGCACCTTACACAGATACTGCAGAAAATTTTTTGAAGAAGAAGTTTTTGACCCTAAAGATTGTATGATTGATTATGCATTACAAAATCATATTGTAAAAAGAACAGACTCAAGATTATCTGAAGATGACTTTACTTATAAAGATTGGTCCTTACAAATATATAGCAAAGCTAGAAATTTAAGACAAAGTCCAACTACTATTTACAAACAAGAAGCGTATAAAAGAGATAATCTAGATGTTTTTGTAAGAAAGATAAGAACATATGAGCATTATAAAACTTCTGGTGGTCAGAGATCTTTCATAGATTTTGATGACATGATTGAAAGAGCAATACATGAAGTAAACTTTCCACCATTAGATATTTTAATTTTAGATGAAGCTCAAGATTGTACTCCTCTTCAATGGGATGTAATTTATAAGATGGCCAAAAGAGTAAAACGTATTTATCTTGCTGGTGATGATGATCAAGGTATATACAAATGGAATGGTGCTGACCCGTTATATTTTACAGATTATTTTCCTGGTAGAAAAGTTAGATTAAGAAAGACAAGAAGATTTGGGGAGGCTATACATCACTTCTCACAAATTATTCGTAGGGGCATACAAGGTAGTATAGAAAAAGAATACCTGCCTTCAGATAAGGATGGTTATGTAAAAAGCTATTTTGATTTTAGCGACATACCTATAAAAAAAGAAAAGGGAACTTGGTTTATATTAGGTAGAATTAACAGCACTGTTAATGAATTAAGGATGATAGCAAAAGATGCAGGATTATATTTTAAAGATAACCACGAGAATAAATGTTTTGATCAAAAACAATGGCAAGCAATTAAGTCTTGGACAAGACTAAGTAATAGTAAAAAGATAAACAAACATGATGCTCAAAATTTATACAGATATGTTCGTGAGTTATCGCAAACAAGTTTTAGAGGAGATAAGTTTTGGATGGGAGAACCAGACTTTAGAGATTACAGTTTTGAAGAACTAAAAGATTGGTGTGGTCTTGCACTACCAGATAAATCTAAAAAGAAGCCATGGTTTTGGATATTGAGAAGAAACTTTAAACCAAAACAAACTAGACACTTTATTAGACTACTTAGAAACTATGGACAAGAAGAATTAGATCAGGATCCAAAAATTATTATAGATACAATACACTCTGTAAAAGGTGATGAAGCTGATCATGTAGTCATGTACAGTAAAGGTAATTATGCATCAGACTTTGGACATAAAAAAAGAGATGATAAAACAGATGAAAGGAAAGTTTGGTATACCGGAGTCACTAGAGCAAAAAGAACTTTACATTTACTTCGAACAGACTATAAATATAACTATCCATTAGGAGCAGATTATTTAATCTATATTAAGGAGAAAATGAATGACTGACGTAGGAATGTTTGACAAAATAGATGATCCTAAAGATAGGCAAATAGGCGGCCGACACTATAAGGGTTATGCCATATCACCATATGATTTCATATCACTAAACAAATTAAATTTTTTTCAGGGGGTATGTATTAAATATCTTGTAAGGTATTTAGAAAAGGGTGGAGAAGAAGACTTGCAAAAAGTAAAACATTATTGTGATTTAGAAATATCAAGATTACGTAAAGATAAGAAGATTATTGAAAAAAGAAAAATGCGAAAATAATGAGTTTACAACTAACAATGAATTTTAAAAAACACATTTGGTCGTGCCCATCTGAATATAAAGATTTAACTGGAGCTAAAGAAATAGCAATCGATTTAGAGACAAAAGATGATGGATTATCTGATGGTCTAGGTGCAGGCTGGGCTTTAGGTAAGGGTAATATTATTGGTTTTGCTGTAGCTGTAGAAGGTTGGCAAGGTTACTTTCCTTTTGGCCATTTCGGTGGGGGTAACATGATACCCGAACAAGTTAAAAATTATATGAAGAAAGTTTGTGCTTTACCATGCACTAAAATTTTTCACAATGCTCAATACGATGTAGGTTGGTTAGAAGCTGAGGGTATCAAAGTTAATGGCGATATAGTTGATACTATGATAGCGGCAGCCATAATTGATGAGAATAGATTTTCTTATTCTTTGAATGCATTATCTGTAGATTACTTAGGAGAGATAAAAGCAGAAACTGATTTGAAAGCTGCAGCGGCTGCACATGGTGTAGACCCAAAAGCAGAGATGTGGAAGCTACCTGCTGAGCATGTAGGATTTTACGCTGAACAAGATGCACGCCTCACGCTCCTATTATGGCAGAGATTTAAGCAAGAGATAGCTCAACAAAGCTTAACAACTGTTTGGGAATTAGAATCAAAACTATTACCTATCTTAATAAAAATGCGTCAACGAGGAGTGAGAGTG